TTAATCTACAAAATCCTGATGAGCCAGTTAGGTACGTAACCGTCAATAAAATGCGTCCGTTAATTGACGGAGTGGTAGGTAAATTGACACAGTGTGCACCAGACGCGCGCGCTGTACCGCTTTCATATAGTGACTTTGATCAAAAGGCTAGTGAAGAAGCAAACTTTATAGCAGGTCACTTCACAAGAAAATTCGGGCGAGAAACACAAACAAAAGAACGTGTGCGATGGGCATGCGTAACAGGAACGTCATTTGTAAAGGTTTGGTGGAATGCTAAAGCAGAGCAAGTGGTTCCTCAGTTTTCAATCATGGATGGCTCTGTCACAAGTTTTAAGTCAATGGCGATAGGTGATGTAGAAGAGCAAATTATTCCATGCTTTAACGTCTATTATGACCCTGTTGCGCAAACCGACGACCAAGTTAGGTGGCTTATTCATGCGTGTATTCGTCCTTTATCTTGGTTTGTCGATAATTACGGTGACGCTGGTAAAAAGGTGGTTCCAGATGCTATTGCTGGAGATAATGCGGGTTATGTTGATGCGTACTTGGAAGGGTTGGGGAATACAGGATTCGGATGGGTACAACCATCAACGGCTCGATTAAACAACGCGGACCACAAGCGACGCGCGGCAATTGTGTATGAATATTGGGAAAAGCCTACTGAGCAATATCCGAATGGTAGGTTTATTGTCAGCACTAATAGTGCACTTCTGTACGCCGGTGAGTGGCCATATGAGAAGAAGGATGAGTTTCCGTTTGTCCCGCTAAGGTGGCAACCGCGCAGTGGAACGCCGTACGGGCATTCGCTAGGCTTTGACTTGTGCCCATTACAACTGACGTATAACAGAGTCTATTCTAGAGCTGCTGAACAGTTTGAGCAGACAAAAGACTACGTCATGGTTGAACGTAACAGCAACATTGGTGCAGACGCATTTAACAACACTAGCGACGACATTGAAGATAAACATCGAACATATCGCAAAGTGTACTTTAATCGAGGTACGCATCCACCACAGATAACAAGAGCGCCGGGAATCAGTAATGACTTGTTTCCATTTATGCAGGCCATCGAAAAAGACATGATGGACATCGCTGGATTGCACGATGTCAGTCAAGGCATGGCGCAAGCAGGAACACCGGCAGAATCTGTAAAGTTGTTGCAACGTGCAGACAATACACAACACAGTTACATTCGGGCAGACATTGAAAAAAGCATTGCAAAGATAAAGGAGTGGGAGATTGCTCTTGTTAAAGAGTTTGCTCCGGCACCTTTTGTTGGTAGTGTTGACGATCAAATTAATAGTAAAAGCCCCGCGCAACAAGGCATTGTTGATTTTCAAGCGATACGTGAAGGCGGCATGTACAAAGTTGTGTACGTACCTGGTTCATCACAGGAAGATAGTCCAGATCAGAAATTGCAGAAGATTGCAGCACTGCGACAGATGGGACTATTCGGAGATCCCGCCGACCCAGAAACAAATGCATTGGTAGTCAAAATGTTGCAGTTGCCAGAAACCGGAGAGATTCTCGAGCACTTGGCTAGACAAGCGGAAAAGCAACAGCAGATGCAACAGCAGATGATGGAAATGCAAGCAATGCAAGCACAAGGTCAAGGACAGGGTCAGCAATATGACCCTGAAGCAGAAAGCCATAAAGCACAGTTAGATGCCGAAAAACAACAAGCACTGGCGGGGCAAAACGCAGACATTGAAATGCAAAAAGCACAACAGAAAGCTGAGTTTGAAAAACAAAAACTCGAACAACAAAGCAAAGCTAAACAAGAAGAATATGCGGCACAGAAAATTGCTGACATTAATCATGCACTAGCATTGCAAGCAATTTCTCCAGGCGAAGACAAAAAATCTACGTCAGGAGAAAAGCAGAAGCCACAATCTGCATCAAAAAAATAAATCTGTTGTGGTAAAGTGAGGAAAACAACTAATGTCTGACGAGATGGTGACACCAACTCCCGACTCACCAGCGGGAGCGTCCGACTCAAACCTTGGTGGAGCTTTTGCTGATTTCATTCAGGACGCCGCCGGTCCTGAAGGTGGTGCGACAGGGGCGTTAAACGCAGATGCTGTCAGCAATGCAAGTCCGGATGATGTCATTAACGAGTTGCTTGGCCTAGAAGGTGACAAGCCCGGTAATGTTCCGTACGAGCGGTTCCGTGAGGTTAATGAACGCGCAAAGCAAGCTGAAACCAGTTCTGCGGAATATGGACAGTGGAAAACCGTAATTGATGAGTTGCGGGCACAAGGCTTTAATAGCGGCGCTGATGTTCAAAAGGCACTTGCAGAGCAACAAGCTCTAATGCAAGAACAAGAAATCAGAGACCGTTACGAGCGATTGTCCGAAGCAAATCTTATGGATTCGCAAAGTGCGTATGCACAGCAGGAAGCTGAAATCACCAGACTCCGTTATGAACGGCAGATGGCAGAAGTGCAACAGTACATGCTTGATAAGCAAATGACTGAGGCAATTGATCAGTATCCTCTGGCAAAGCGGTCGCCAGACTTAGTTGCGAGTCTTGTGCAATCTGGAGTCAATCCGGCTCAAGCTGCACAACAAGTTCACAACATTGTCAAAGCAACTGCACAAGCTTTACTCCCAGATTTAACGAACAGGTTGAACAAAGGTGGAGCAGTTACACCAATGAGTAGCGGAAGGACACCAGCACCTGCTGTACAGCCACCAGCCGCTCAACGGGGACTATCCACCATTACGCAACTGCTAGGAATATCTAAAGACTCCTAAGTAAAGGAAAAACAGTATGGCAATTGACTTCAATGGAGCGCTGACACTCGCAGACTACGCAGCCATCTCCAACGACAATCTCGTAAAAGAGATTACAAAAAGTCTGCATAAGACATGGAACGCCCTTAAGGACATTCCACTTCACACTAGCCCCACGCTGCGACAAGTTGGAATGCGTTATCTTAACGCTAACATTCCTGCTCCTAACTGGACAGGAATCAACTCTGAGCCAGTTGCATTCCGTAGTAAGCCAAAGTCTTACGAAGAGCAGTTGTATCTTGTACGCAACAAGTTGACCGTTGACCGACGTTTGCTGAATCAGCCAAACTCAATCATCGATCCCATTGAAGCTCAGGTACAGATGTTCCTCGAGGGGTTTGCGTATGATTTTAATGACAAGTTCATTAATAACAACCCTGCGTCTGGCGCCCCCGGTAGCAGTGCAGACTGCTTCCCGGGTTTGAACTATCGATTAAACAACTACGCTGACTACGACATTCCATCGGAAATGATTATTCCTTCGCAGAACATTTCGGCTGGTACGTCTGGATTGTTTCCAGCGTCAGGTTCTGGTGCCACTCCGGCTAATAAGTTCTTTGCTGATATTCAGCAGTTGTTTGACAACATGAACAGCCCTGATGGTGACGGCATTGTGCTGTACATGTCAGAACTTACAAAGCGTCAAATGGAAATGGCTGTTCGTGTGATGGGTATTGGTGCTGGTTTTGACATCACCCAGGACTCATATGATCGACCAGTCGAAAAGTACAAGTCTGCTACGATTCGCACAGTTGGTCGTAAATCAGACGGTGTAACGCCAGTCATTGGTAATGACCAAGCATTGACAACATCTGCTGGAGCACAGACAAGTAAATGTTCCAGCATTTTTGCGGTGCGATATGGAACTGGATACGTGACAGGATGGCAGTCTGAGCCATTTAAACCTAAGTATCTGGGCCTCAGCAATGAAAACGGAATCATGCATAACGTTCTGTTTGATTGGGGCGTAGGACTCTGGATTCCACATAACCGTGCAATCGGACGAATCGATCTTACAGTAACAGTGTAATGATTACGGTGTATTAAGGGGAAAAATTATGCGTGATGCTAAACTAACAATCAAATGGGACAACACCGTTACTGGCGTTAAAGCCCTACCCAACGCTACGCAATTCATTGCAGGCGTATTAAACGGCACAACAAGTAGCACTAGCTTGTGGATTAACTTTGGAGGTTATTTGCAAACCATGGCAGATGCCTTCAACTTTACGGCTCAAGCAGACACTCCGGCGCCTAACTCGTCGGCAGTGCCACTACTTCATTCTGGTGGACGCGACCAACTGTACATGCGTATTTCTTATCAAGTAAATACTGCATTTGCAGCAGCTGGCGACCTTAAGTTTACTGTTGAGGCAACACAAGACATTACTGCCGCATCACCAGTAACTTATGTAATTGGGCAAACAGTCGCACCAATTGCAGCTAGTTATGGAGCGGTCGCAGCCACAGTGACTAGTGTGTCTGGCACTGTAGCAACTGCAACTGCACACGGTTTTTCAGTTGGAGATTACGTTCAATTGACAACAGTTGGTGGATTGACAATTGCTGCTCAAACACCACCTGCTGGATCTGTCTATCAAGTACTGTCGGTTCCGTCGGCAAACACTTTTACAATTGGCCTTGGACCAGGGTCTTTGTATAGTGGTGCAACGACATATCAGACTACGGCACTTGCATTGGCAGGTACCATCTCAGGCACTGTGTTTAAACGCGCTACAGCTGGACGTATTGCATCGGTGCCTCTAGCTCCAAACTTCGCTGGAAGTTTGAGGTTGAACACTGTTTGTAACTCAAGTGGTGCTGGTAGTGCCATCATTACTAGTGCATCGGTTGCATACGGACGTGACTCTGCTGCTATTGGCTAGGTGATGACATGACAAGAGGCGAGATTAAACGACGCATAAGGTTACTAGGAAAGCATTACTTTGCTAGTGACAATGACCTTGACCCGTTTGGTCTCGACCTCTTGATTGTGGAAGTAACTAATCAAATAGCACGGTCGACCGACAGTTACATTGGTAGGCGTTACTTAGATATAGTCGCTGGAACAGACGAGTATTGTGACAGCGACTTATATCGAGTTAAAAATATATTTGTATTACAACAAGATGGAGATTACGTCAGAGCCAAACTTGTTGACTGGGCTGATGCCAGGTCACGTAATTACAGGCGTACTGACGTAGACACAATCCCAACGCATGCTGTCGTATTTGGGATGAATCGCATCAAACTTTATCCTCAACCATCTACAAACATAACTAACGGATTGATGGTAGAAGGATATGCTATTCCGGGAGATTACTGGGTTTATGATACAAGCGGTAACCCAGTAACACTGACGGATGCTCACAGCTGCCCTCTTCCAGACTCTGGACACGACGCAGTTGTTTACGGAGTACTGATGGAAAAAGCGTTGCAAATGCGTGACGCAGATGCTGTTCAGATTTACACGCAAAAATATCAAGATCGAGTAGGAATGCTTGAGTCAAATGCGGCCATTTACAGTAGGAGGACACTGTAATGGGTATATCAATCGCTACTATTAGGCAAGAAGCATACAGACTACTTAATGAAAGCAATGTGTCAGTATTAGGTGAACTGCCAAACGGAACTGGTGGCACATCAACAATAAACAGTACAGATGGCGTCACTTCATTTATTACTGAAGCTGTGACAGATTTATGTAAATCATGTGTTTACATTCCGGCTTCTGCAACCGTCACAGTATCTGCCGATGCATTATCGCAAAATATTATGGGGACAGGTGTCACAACTTCATCTGCCGCATCGATATGGTATGTAACAGACGTTTATTTGACAAGTGGTAACGTTCGCTTGACGCACGCAAGTGAACAGTCAATTAGAGCGAATGATCTTGATTACAAAAAAACAACTACAACGTCATCAGCATCGATACTTTATTGGTACAAGCCAGACGCATATCGCATTGCTTTGTATCCACGTAATGCATCACCACTTGCACCGGGATTGACAATTTACGGCTGTGGGGTAAATGCAATACCAACGAGTGATAGCGACGCTACCACACTTACATTTCTCCCAGACGATGTCCTCAAACAACTATTGGCTACATACGTAGCAATGAAGTTGATAATGAAAAATATTGACGACCCAAGTTTGGCACAACGCATGTTTTGGCGTGAGTGGTACGACGCACAACGCATGAAACTTTGGATGCAAATGGATCCTCAACTAAAAACACCAGGCGCACCGTTTTTTATCCCGCCAGTACAGCAGGCCGCAAAATGAACATAGCCTGGGGGCGTTTGATACTGCTTGCTATTGGCGCATTCACGGCATCAGCGGCTCCAGAATTTGACGCAGCATGGAAAGCACAACACATTCCAGACAATGCGTCATTCGGCATGGTGACAAGAGTTCTTCTGATGTGTAGCATAGAAGGCATAAGGGCTGGTATACCGGCAATGACAACTGCGTTGATTGCCTTCTTTATGCGACAAGATAGCAGCCTACCAGTGTTTTCAGTTAAACTACCGGAGGTGAGAAAAGTCAGTGAAACGACGAGGGACATCGATGGACCGTGATCAAATCATTGCTGGTGCAATTGGCGCAGTTGCCGGTACGGACTGGTGGGATAAAACTAAAGTCAAAAATGTCTGGCAAGGTCTTGCTGGAGTAATTGTTGGCACTGTCTCGGCAGTGTATTTGACGCCACTGATTGCCAAGGAAATGCATTGGAGTACGCCTGAGCAAGTAGTGGGTGTTGCATTTGCGGTAGGGACTTTAGGACTCAGATCAGTGCAGTTGGTAAATGCTGTTGCTGAAAGGTTTATAAAAGGCCTTGGTAAATAATGAATGAATACTATGAGTTAGGATTAGCATCTTATGATGTGTTGTCAGATGGGCAGATAATTGTCACATTTAGTGATAATTTGGCTTTTCAGTTTGTAGACGAGTTAACGTTGGATCAAGACTGCGTTCGGTACGATGCTGACGTAATTGAAAACTTGCGTAAGTATATTGTTTGTTATTGCGCTCATTTTGGTGGATCAGCTATTCAAGGGAAAACGTTTATATTTGATTTAGCAGAACCAAATGGAAATATAGTAAGGATTGTCTAATGGCAATCGTAACTGTAAATACTAATTTAAAAATAGGTTATGACCAAAGGGCATTTACAAATGGAAATTCACAAATTATTTCTGCCACTACTGGTGGTTTAGCAGTACCTTTTTTAGCGCAGTTTACAGGAAACATCACTCGTGTTGTGATGTCAGCGACAATAGCAACAAGCTATACTAACTTGAATGTAGGAATTATGGCTTCAAATGCCACAGGGGATTTACCGTCTGATACTTATCTTTCAACTCCAAATATACAATCAGGTTCAGTTAGTTCTACTCCAACAAACTACGTCATAAACCTTACTAACTCTGTTGCTGTTACAAAAGGTCAAGTTTATTGGCTTGTTTTTAAACCTCTTGGAACATTTACAGGTAACGTAACTATTTATCAAAACCATTATGGTATTTATTCTTATAATGGCCAATGGAGAGCATCAACAAGGTCAGCATCAGTGTGGTCTCGCTCTGGTTTGACTGGTAGTGGTGTTATATATGGAGATGCTACAAGGTGGTATTCAACTGATATTCCTTCTGTTCCTGATAGTCCTATTACATCAGTAACTGCTGCTAACAACCAAGAATATGGCGTTGCTTTTACATTAGATGCTAACCATCCTGCTATTAGAGTAAAGAATATTTCTTTCATGAACTCATTAGAGAACTCTTCTCTCACAGGTAATCCTGGCATGAGTAGTGTTTGTAAGATTTATAATGCTGCTGGCACATTATTATTTACTTTTAACACACAGGATAGCGATAGGTTTACTACTACTGCGGGTAGTAGTATTAGTTATTATTGGAATACATCTGGTTCTGATATTTGGCTTGAACCTAATACAAAATATTATTTGATGTTTGGATATACAGGTACATTTACAAACGTACCTCAAATTGCACAATATATTTATGATGCCACAACACAAACAGCAGGTGGAGCATTTGCATCAAACTATGCTAATAGATCTTCTGCTGGTGTAATAACTGAAACAACTACACTCACGATGGCTTTTGCTATTGAAATAAATGGAATAAGGTTTGATGATGCTGGTGGAGCAGGTGGATATGTTAATGCGTCTCCAATGTTTAATGGAGGATTTAGTGGATAATGGCAACAGTAACAGTACCATCTGACAAAATTATAATACCTCTTGATGGTTTCACAGCTCAAAACACATATGGTTCAACTGCTTTTGCTATAGCTGGAAGTAATGGTGGCACTGCTTGGTATTATGTTCCACAAGAAAACTTTACTCTAACTACAATTATATTTTTTTACAATGTAACAACAGCTCCATCTCCTGCTACATTTGATGTTGGCATTCAAGGATTAAATGCTACAACAGCACTTCCTGATGGTACATTTCAAACATCTGGGACTTGGACTTGTCCTGCTTCTGGTAGTGGTTTTGCTTCTGTAACTGTAACTTCATTTAGTATGGTAAAAGGTACTCCATATTATGTTGTTATAAGAAATGCGACTACTGGTTACAGTGGTTCAGTTTCTATTACTAATACCTCTAATAACAACACATTACATAGATATGCTGGCTCTCATACAAGAACATCTGGAGTTTGGTCAGGTGCGTCAACAAGACCGGGAGGTAATTTTTGGTTGTATTCAGGATCAAAATATTATGGGCCATGTATATACACAACAACTGGATCTGATACAGCGCGAATTAGCCCAAATGAGAGTGGCACAAGTTTTGTTCTTCCGGCAAATCATCCAACACTTACATTACGCAGTATGCAGTTTTACTGCACAACTTTTAATACCGGGACAGTATTTTCTGTAAGAGTTAGAAATACGTCGGGGACTCTGCTTGCAACTGCAACTGTTGATGGCGATTTTAACACAACGACATCATTGCCATATTTTGAATTTGACACGCCAGTTAATTTTGTTGCCGGTACCAAGTATTACATTATGCTGACTGGTACAACCGGAACGCCTCCGCTTTTAAGAATATCAACAAATCTTAATGCGCAATTAATGACAGATATAAGAAATGGTATTGAAGCAGTGGCTGTTACGTATGATGGAACTACTTTTACAGAATTAACTGGTAGGTCTTGTTTAGGATATTTGTTATTTGATGCATTGACATATACTCAAACTGGTGGAGCAACAACATATTCCATTCCTGCATCATTTAGTCAACTTGAGGGATAATGTGAGGTAGTCATGTTCCAAATAAAGCAATCCGAAACAACAGCTGCTAGAAGACGAATACCAGTATTATTTGTCAGTAGTACGGATGGCTTTACGCCAACTACTCCTACATCACCAGCAGCATACATTAGTACGAATGGTGGAACGTTTGTTGCAACTACGAATGCTGTCACATTGGAAACGCTTGCTGCTGGACAATCGGCTTCAGGATGTTATTACCTAGAATTAACGGCAGCAGAAGTTGGAACACTTGGTGTTATCAATGTCAACGTGCAAAGTACAAACTGTAGGCAATATAACGCTGTTATTCAAGTCATGGCGTATGACGCATATGATGTAGTGCGTATTGGTTTGACGGCATTGCCTAACGCTGCAGCTGGTGCAAACGGCGGATTACCAACAGGAGATGCGTCGGGACGAGTTACAGTGGGAAGTAACGCAGACAAAACTGGTTACTCGCTTACTACTGCCCCTCTCACTTCTACACAAACCGCAGATGCTGTGTGGAATGCTTTGCTTGCTTCATACACCACTGCCAATACATTTGGAGCTAGAATAATCAGAGGTACGTCGACGTCGCCATCATATGAAACATTTATAACTGCGTCAAATCACATTGCATGTGACGTACATGCAATGCAAGCAAGCGTTATTACCGCAGCTGCTATTGCGGCCAATGCTATTACAAGTGCAGAACTTGACGCAACTGCTTTAGCTGCGATTGCGGATTACTTGTTATTGAGAAAGCTAGACAGAAGCGGACAAGGAACAGGATCTACTTCAAACGAACGCACGGTGTTGTCAGCACTCCGATACCTACGTAACAAAGTAGATATAAGTGCTAGTACAATGACAATATTCGCAGAAGATGACACGACAACAGCGTGGACATCAACGTTGACTTCTACGGCTGGCTTGAACCCAGTCACGGCTTCAGACCCTGCATAGGAGTAAGACATGGCATTAACAGACGTATTTACACAAGCTTACGCAAAACGCGTATTAGATGGATTGGTAAGCGCAGCAAACACGGTTGCAGTTACGGTTAGTACTGGTGGGTCGTCAAATATTACAGGGACGTTTAGCACTACAACATATCCAGTTGGTACACCAATCATGTTTGCGTCGGGGACAATGCCGACGTCATCCCCACAGGTAACAGTTAATACGCCGTACTACATACTTAGTAATACTGGAACAGTCATTACTATATCTACGACGCAGGGTGGTTCAGCGATTACGTACACAGCTGCTGGAACCAGTGTAGTTATGGCGCCAGCAATTGGTATTGTTGGTCCACTTTATCTGGCGTTATTGAATGGCACTTTGCCAACAACAGATAATGCTACGTTGACTGAATTTACAAGCTACACAGATACTAACAACGCTTCAAGTGCCACTACGCGTCCCGCAATTAACTTTGGATTAGTAACACCAACTGGCGGTGTTTCAACGCAGTCAATTGCAACTACTAATGCACCAACATATGCTATTACGGGAGCCGATACGATTGTTGGAATTGCGATTACTAATGCACAGTTGAAAGCAACCGCCCTTACAACGACTTCTGGTTCTGGCAATGTTGTTTGGTATGGAAGTATGAGCGTGGCAAGTATTGCTGTTGTCAGCACTGATACTCTCACATTTAACACAGGGCAAGTTACACTGTCGTTAGGCTAATGTAAATGGGCGCATTTCCTCCAAACCACGCTATTGGTGCTGGTCCAAGGTTTGGCGCCCTCGGACGTCCATTTGGTTCTAGCACGGGCGGTACGTCAAAGACTGCCAGTGCTACTATTGGCTCAGGTACAACATTATCGTTTCCACCAGCCCGTACAACACTAGGGTCTGCTGGTTGGCAAACAAGAGCATCTGTCGTTACAGCGATAGCTGTAGTTGCATCCGTATCATCTGCATCACTAGCGACGAAGGCGTCTGTTAGTGCAACTGCTACAAAGGTAACAAACCGTACTGCATCTGCAACACTATCAACAAGGGCATCTTTAAGTGCTACAGGCGTTACAGCAAGCGTAGCATCATCATCGCTGCAAACAAGTGCGTCGCTTAGTGCCACAGCATTAAAAATTACGAATCGCACAGCATCCTCGACGTTAAACACAAGGGCGTCAGTTAGTGCGACGTCAATAACATCTAAGGTTGCCAATTCTGCTTTAAGTACGCGTGCGTCACTTAGCGCAACGGCAGCCAAAGTTACCAACAGAACTGCATCTGCAACGCTATCAACAACAGCATCTATCAATGCTACTGGACTTAAACAAGGTCAACAGGCTGGATCGTCTGCATTAAATACGCGGGCAAGCCTGTCGGCTATTTCTATTACAAGTCGTCGTGGAACAAGCAATTTACAAACAAAAGCGTTCATATCGGCTACGGCAGTTCGTGTCAGTAATAAAGTAGCGTCATCTAACTTAACTACCCGTGCAAGTCTTTCTGCAACAGCAGTAAACAATAATAACAAAACAGCAACATCATCACTATCAACTAAAGCCAGTCTAGCCGCAACAGGCTTAATAACATCGCCAGGCTCGGCGTCATTACAAACAACATCTACTCTCTCAGCAAATGCAACTAAGACGTCGTCAACATTAAAGACGGCATCGGCAACACTGGCAACTAGTGCCACATTATCTGCAACGGTAATTAAAGGTACTAAATATACTGCTAGTGTCAACCTTAACGCAGTCGCATATATGACTGCCGTTGCGTCAGGCATTATTGAATACTGCACATGTCCGCCATGGGTAACAGATGGCACATTAGTTGATGCCTTTACTGACGAAGCAACACTAAGTAACGGGTTTGCAAATGAAGCTACATTAGCGATTCAATTTAAAAACAATGTTACATTAACATCAGCGGCAAAACGTGATCAAACGTTAAGTTCGGGTTGGTTTAAAAAGGGTTGTGACTAATGCCAGACAATACAAGACAAGTAAGCACAGGCAATAATAGCCAGCAATACACGCTAGGTGACAGGCGTTTTGTCGGCATTGATACCAACACGCCGCCAAACATGCTCGATGTCGGGTTCATGCAAAACTGCAACAACTTATACATTGACGGTACAGCTATGCGTCCGCGTCCAGGGTTTCAAGGACAACTCAACACTGCTAACGTATTAGCAAATCCCATTTACGCAATGATTGCGTATAAAGATGCCGATACAAGCGTAAACAAAATTGTGTTTGCTAGTGGCACTGGCATTTACATGCATAGTGTTGGTTCAACCGCTGCACCAACACTGCTTGGAACTGGTACGTGGACTACGGCTAACGCATCTGAAGTTAGATTGGCACAGCACGGCAAGTATGTTTATGGCGTGCCTGGTAAAAACGGAACGGCAATGTTCAGAACAGTTCCGGCAACAAGTACGTTTGAAACTATTCCACAATTACAACCCCTTCGCAGTACAGGCGCAGTTTTAAATAAACCTACAGCTGCACACAGGATATTGCCTGTCAAAGCAATTACGGCATACACAGATATAGACAATAACGACTTTCCGTTGCAGACAGCAACGATTGCAATTAGTAATACGACTATTGGTGCCGCAAACAATTTTGTTGCAAACGATATTGTTACGTTCAGTACTACTGTAGGAAATATTACCAAGGGTACACAGTATTACGTTTTGGCAGCTGGATTGTCGTCTACTGGATTTAGAATCTCAACATCGTCTGGTGGTGCGGCGGTTAGCCCATCTGCAAATGGTAGTTCAGTAGTCACAAATAAATACAGAAAACCACAAGATGCTACTGGGTCATGGCAAAACGTTTGGTCTGACGATTTGATGAAGCGTTCGACGGGTGTGCTGACAATACCATCAGGTGACTTTGATCGATACCCATCTGACATACCTACTGACGCTAACTTACAAGCAGACTGGACAGGTCCAAACTCTGGTACTGCATCAAGCGTCAAACAATATTCAGACGTTAACTTTTTGCAAAACGACAGTTTGCGAGTTAAGGCACCGTCAAGCAAGCCCACATATGCTGGTTATTCATCTAAAGGAATGCTGCTTGACAATCCAGGTGAATATTGTCAGCAAATAATACAAAACCTCCCGCAAGAGATTTACTATCCAGAAAACTCATTAAAAACGGTAGGGCTTTACAACATTCAGTGGTACACGTTTGCCAACTTGCCTAAGTCATCAGGAAGCGTAACATACACGCTGACTGTTACTGGTATGACAGCAAGTGCAGACATTGGCGGATGCTATTTTTCCAAGCAGTACACAATGAATCCTGCACAGAATAATGCAGACTGGATTCAGAACAATGTAATCATTGACTTCAGAGAATACGCATCGCAACTTGTTCAACTAAAAGTCAAATGGACTAATGCCGCTAGTATGGCGTCACAGGCCGTCATTGTAGACTTTATTCGAGTGCATGCATCTCTGGCCGCGTTTGGTACTAGTAGTGCAAAACCAACAGACAAAAACAATTTGGTAAGCATAAAGTTTAATCAAACTAACCCAAACTTATTAACCCGCAACGCGGCGTATGTACAAGAAAAACGCATTCGCTTTAGTTCATCTGGAATATCTACGGAGACATTAAAAAAACTACCACAAATGCAGTCTCTCTCTGTGCAATGGGACTTTGACCCAGTGTATATGGACAACAGTGGCGTTTACCCAAATGTCACATTGGGCATACAAGTCGGGTCAACTATTGCGTGGAGTTCGTATGGTGAGTGGGACAAGACGCAGCGATACATGACGTTTAACTTGTATCAACTTACCGTAGCTCAAAAAACCAATCCGTCATGGTTTTACATCAAGTTTGATACAGATTTGTTGGCAACGGATGGGTCAATGATTACATCTGGGCAACCAGCGTTTAGCATTGGGTCATTGGTAGGAGATGGTGGACTGTCACGCACAGGGACATACGAATACGCCGTTACGCGGTGGGTTCCTGAAAGTCAGACGTCAATGATTTCGCCTGACACTAAACTGCCGGATTCAACTACAGTGTCTGGTTTTGAGGCACCGCTATCAGATGTTAGTGACATCTTTACACCGCGCCCATCAGCCACGTCCGCTACAGTAATAATCAATCCTAAGTATCTAGTCAACTCGACGTCATACGACTACGCGGTTGACCCGACTATTGATCGATATCAACTGGCTGTTGCAACAGACGTAACTGATCAAGATCAATGGTGCAGCCGATTTGTGAAGCCTGAATGTCAAATCAGGATTATTAGTACGTCAAATACTGCGACTATAGTTTATGTCGATACCAGCGGGGTAACTCAGTCCGTCGCGCCGACGTCAGCCGTTAGCGGTGCGACAAGTTTGTACTACTACACAATCGCATCACCAATCAAATATGTGACAACAATTCCTGCCGATATTACAGTTTGGCTAGAACATTACATTTCGTACGGTACATCAAACACAGCTATATACAGCCACCTGCTTCTGTACAGACGAAATAATGATATGTTTCCTGATGGGCGATTCAGAATTGTTGCTGTGGTGCCATCAAAGCCACGTGCATCTGTTACAAGTGGAAGCACAAAGATAATTTGTCCTAACTCATACGCAGCTAATGACACTATTGTGTTTGAAACTACAGTAGGCAACATTACCGCAGGTGTAACTTACTACGTCAGTAGTACTAACCTTTCGGCTATAGCCTTTGAAATTAGTGCATCATCTGGCGGTGCATCAATCACACCAACAGGGTCAGGTTACACAAACGTAACGTCTGGCATAACTATCAAAGGCGAGTCGTGGTCTGCGTATTACAATTTGGCAACAACGCCAGAGGTGCAGTTTTACGACGAAGTTCCTGATAACAACTTGGCTGTATTTACAGGCAATTATCAACAAGGATGTTTCTTTGAGCAAGGACGTGACAACTTTCCGTTAGGCGCCTCAGTTATAAGTACGCATCAACGAAGACTTGTTGTGGCAAAAGCAAACAAAGTAAACATGTCCTGGGTACTAGAACAAGGGAATGAATACGGCATATATACAACCGAATTGCCAGACTTCGGTGAGCCATCTGTAAACAAGAAAGGTACGTCATTTACTGTTGGTGGACTGAAAGAACAGGAAGCGGTCAGTGCATTAATTAGTAGTTTTGACTCATCTATTGTTCAAGACAACAGTTCTACATCTACGTTATTAGTCATAAAGGAAAACAGCGTTGCAACCGTCATAGGTTTTAATCCTACTGACTTTAACGTGCAGGTATGGATAAGTAGCCCAGGCGTAGGTATTGCGGCGCCAATGACGGCTATGAGTACGTTGGGGCAAATAACGTGGTTGGCAACTAATGGCGTTATTCAATTCCAAGGCGGCCAGGTCATACCCAGGTCAGTGCAGCTGCGTAAACTTTGGTCACTTGACCCAACCATGGGTGGACCTACATTAAACAAAACGTATTACAAGCAGAGTATCTCGACAACTGCCAACCAAAGGACATACTTTTTAAGTACGTATGCAGGTGATTCAGCTGCAAACAAGACAATGTACGTCTTTGACCTGCGCACACAAGGGTGGATGCGATGGACTGTTCCGGCAGCAGTAGCCAACGGAATGACAGCCATGACAACGCTGGCATTCTCTAACGACATTCAATACGTGTATTGTGGTGGATCTAACGGTCAGATATACAAAATCACAGGCACGGCTGACAAGACGCATGCAGACAGTGCGACAACTGACACATTCAGTTGGAGTTACACAAGCAGACTACACGGACAAACGTATTCGGAAGGTTATGCGTATTACGCATACAACAAGCCGTATCAACTCGATTTGCATGTAGACAATCAAGATGCAACCACTGGAGCAACTACAACACTGCAAGTTGATTACTCTGTTCAAAATGCTAAAGGTGTATATAACGCGTCAACCAATCCATATGGGTTATCAACTGAAGGGTCATGGTTCTTTCCACAACAGGCAAACAAAACGGCTTGTATCAGGTCATTAAGTCGCAACGTAAAAGGACCATCAATACAAATAGTCTTAAGTGGTGACTCAAAAGGTACGTTTGCAATATATGGAGTTCATATGCATATGTATGAATCGTACATACCAAGGAGTAACGGATGAGTATTCCTGCAGCACCAGACCCAGCGCAATCTATTGCGCCGGTCGATATCAATAGTCAAACTAAAATGGCTTTAGGTAGTACTGGCGAGCATCCAGACTACGAAGAATTAATTGCTTCATATCCGTACGACTATAACGCTACTAACTACGTGCCAAGTGTTGCAGTTGCGACAAATTATATTGCAACAACAATTCCAGTTATAATCATGTGTGACTGCTCATCCGCGGCCATGACAGTGACTT